GGAGCAAACCATGACCGAAGAACCGTTAGACATAAACAAGACGGTAGCTGTTTATCTCAAGATACGCGATGCCATTGATCAAATGGAAGAGCGCCATAAGGAAGAGTTGCGTGACCTCAAAGAGCAATTCAATGTGGTCGGGCAAAGCCTTCTGCAAATCTGTAACGACCAAAACTTAGATAGCGTCAAGACCCCAGTAGGAACAATCTCACGTCGTATATCAACACGGTACTGGACGAGTGATTGGGATTCTATGTATCAGTTTATAAAAGAACATGATGCACCTTTCCTATTGGAGCAAAGAATCCATGCAAGCAATATGCGGGAGTTTCTTGCAGATAACCCTGATCACTTCCCTATGGGTATGCAAGCCGACCGTACATACACCGTGCAAGTCCGTAAACCCACCAAAAAGTAAGGAGCAAACATGAGCAACGTAGCAATCTTCAAGCAGCAAGGTGCTGTTACAACAACCGGCAAGCGTGAGTTGAGCGACTTCGCCAAGACCCTTGCTACATCCTCAACCACCCGCCGTATCCAAACCAATACCAACGGTACGTTCAAGCGGATTGTCAACGGCGAACAGATTGGCAACGCTGTGCGTGGTGAGATCAATGTCATCATCTTGCATGCGCTACCAAAAGTATCGCGTAGCTTCTACAAAGAAAAGTACAACCCTGATTCAGCACCTACGCTGCCTAACTGCTGGTCTAACTTAGGTGACAAGCCTGAAGCTGCTGCCTCAGATAAGCAACATTCAAACTGCGCTGACTGCCCACAAAACATCAAGGGCTCCGGTGAAAACGGTGGACGTGCTTGCCGCTATCAGCGCCGCATCTCCGTGTTAGTCGAAGGCGATCCATCAGGGGATGTGTATCAGTTTAACGTACCTGCCAAGTCACTCTTCGGTAAGGGCACAGGTAACGTGCATCCGTTTGAGTCTTACATTAAGTTTCTGCTTGCCAACGGCGAGTCCCCCGATAATGTCGTAACCAACATCAGCTACGATATCAACGCGGATTCGATGGAGCTGCTGTTTACCCCGCTGCGTAATATCAACGATGATGAATACAACATGGTGGTTGAGGCACAAGCCCGTCCTGAAACCAAGATGTACACCATGATCACAGTTGCGCAAGCAGACAAGGTAAACAAACTTCCTCCTGCTGCCAAAGCAGAAGCACCCGCTAAGGTTACCCGTGTAGAAGAACCGGAAGATGAAGCTATTGAAGAACCGGTCAAGCGTCAATCGAAGAAGGTCGAACCAGCACCCAAGGCAAAGCAGAACCTTGCCGATGTTGTGAGTGCGTGGAGCGAAGACGAGTAACCATATGAGTCACGGATACAGCGTACGGCTGATCGAGCAGAATCGTAACGCCGACAAACAGTTGCTTGGTGTAAGGCTTGGACGAGCTTGCATCAAATCCAACACCTCAGTAACTAAAGTATCTGAGTTACTGGGGGTTAGTCGGCAAACGGTATACAACTGGTTTAGCGGGGTGAGCAACCCGCAGAACGTACTGGTTGATGCCGTTACGAAACTGCTTGCTACGTTAAGTCGCAATAACTAATTCGCTGGTCAAAGAGGAGACTCAGGGGGAGCAATCCCCCTTTTTTAACGTATGACAAACATCGACCTTCTAAGCATCGTGCAGCCATCTGATGGGTGGTTTGCCGTGCTAGGTATAAAAGATAAAGACGATGTTCGCCAAAGACTTGTAGCAACAAGAGAAGAAGTCGATATAGAAGCGGAGAAGTTTGTAAAACAAGAGCGTAACGTCTACTTCGGTGTAGCGAAGTTTGAAACCAACGCCAACCGCCTTAAAGATAACGTCAAAGCACTGAAATCTTTTTGGTTAGATATTGACTGCGGAGAATCCAAGGCAGAGATAAACCCCAAGACCGGTAGACCTGACGGTTATATTGATCAAGCAACGGGGCTTGAAGAGCTGCGGAAATTTTGCAAGCTGATTGGGCTACCAAAGCCTTTACTTGTTAACTCAGGTCGTGGCATTCACGTCTACTGGCCCCTAACCCGTACAGTAATGCGGGATGAATGGGAGCCGGTGGCTGATCGTCTTCGCCAACTATGTGTACTTCATAACTTCCATATTGACGGAAAGGTATTTGAAGTATCCCGTGTACTTAGGATACCGGGTACTTTTAACTTTAAGGATAACCCACCTACCCTAGTAGAAATAATTAGCGAAGCACCAGCCGTTGAGTTTGAAGCATTTCGTGATCTGCTTGGCGTTAAGCCTGTAACTGAGACGCCGCCAAAGCGCGAACTAACTGCACTTGCTAAGGCAATGCAGAGCAACACCATTGCTAAGTTTGGCAAGATCATGGTGCGTAGTGCAAACGGCAAGGGTTGCCCACAGTTACTTGATGCGTATGAAAATCGAACCACCCTCTCAGAGCCACGTTGGTTTGATGCGTTATCTATTGCTAAGTTTTGTGCTGACCGAGATACGGCGATCCACAAGATCTCCGAGGGCTATGCGGACTACAACCCTGCTGATACTGAAGCTAAGGTAATCCACATCAAGGGTCCACATACTTGTAATGAGTTTGAAAAGAGTAACCCCGGTGGTTGCGATGGATGTATACACAAGGGCAAGATCAAATCACCGATTCAGCTTGGTAACGAAATCTTAGAAGCATCTGAAGAAGACAACGTAGTAACCGTAGAACCGGAAGAAGAGGATGAGGAACAAGAAGTACACCACATCCCTAAATACCCACATCCTTTTTTCCGTGGCAAGAATGGTGGTGTTTACAAATCTCCGGTGGGCGATGAAGAAGAACCAGTCAGAGTGTTTGAGCATGACTTGTACGTAGTGAAACGCATGCGTGATCCACTTGCGGGTGACGTAGTGGTTATGAAGTTTCATACACCGCGAGACGGTGTGCGTGAGTTTGTAATACCTAACCGTGTTATTACAGATAAGAACGAGGCGCGTAAATCCCTCGCGGATCACGGTGTGGTTGCAGGTGTTAAACAATTCAATCTAATTATGGAGTTTTTACTTGCATCAATAAAAGAACTTCAATTTAAAAGGAAGGCAGAGCAAATGAGGTTACAGTTTGGGTGGGCAGACAGAGACAGTAAATTTATTCTAGGGGACCGCGAGATTACCGCTGACGGTACGTTTCATAGCCCCCCTTCAGCCACGACAAGCAATCTTGCTACGTTAATGCAGCCAGTCGGTACGATGGAGAAGTGGCGGGAAGTGTTTGATCTATACGGTAAACCGGGGTTAGAACCACATGCGTTCGCTGCGCTGACTGCCTTTGGGTCGCCGTTGTTTAAATTCTTAGGTCAGAGCGGTGCAATCATCAACGTCATTCACCCAAGCTCAGGCACGGGTAAGACCACTATTTTGCATATGTGTAATAGCGTGTACGGCGATCCGGCGCGTATGTGCGCTATGTGGGATGACACCCTGTATGCGAAGCTGATGCGCTTAGGCATCTTGAACAACCTGCCGTTTACCGTTGACGAGATGACTAACACGACGCCGAAGGACTTCTCAACGTTGGCATACGCAATGTCACAGGGTCGGGGTAAGGATCGACTTAAGGCATCAACAAACGAGCTGCGGCTAAACCTAACATCGTGGCAGTCTATGTCGCTGTGCAGCTCGAACGCTTCCTTTTATGAAAAGCTAACTTCGCTAAAGAACTCGCCTGACGGGGAGATGATGCGTCTGCTTGAGTACAAGATTGACTACACTAACTCAAACGTGATTGACGTAGCTACCGCCAAGGCGATGTTTGATCATCAGCTAAAGGAGAACTACGGGCATGCCGGTCCTATTTACGCCGCATGGTTAGTTAACAATTTGGAAGAGGCTAAGACCACCGCGCTTGGCATCCAAGCTAAGATCGACCGTGAGCTAAAGTTAACAGGGCGTGAGCGGTTTTGGTCAGCCATCGTAGCCGGTAACATCACCGGTGGACTAATTGCTAAGAACCTTAACCTGCTTAACTGGGACATGAAGGCTATCTACAAGTTTGCCACCGGCATGATTTCAGGGGTACGTGAAGAAGTAGCACCGCCTGTCGGTGACGTAATGTCCGTGATTGGTGACTACATCAACCGCCACATGACTAACATCTTGGTAGTGAACGATGACGCAGACCGCCGTACGCAGAAGCCATCTTTTCCAACATTAGAACCAAAATCAGAACTGCTAATACGTTACGAGCCCGACACCAAGAAGATGTTTATTGTTGCCAAGCCATTCAAAGATGAATGCGTGAAGTACCAAATTAACTACAAGGAAACATTAAAGCAG